ATAACTACCATTACCAAATCCTGATGTGTATGATGTATTATATTGTGGTGTTGTCGATGTTACTCCGTCGGTTTTTGTAAAGACACCACCACCATATAAAACATCATAAATACCAGTTACATATCTAATACCAGAAGAATGTGCATATGTTCCATTATTCAATGAATCTATTTTTTGTTGTTCAGATGGTATATTAGTTACAAAATCTATATTACTTTTTTTATAAGGAGTACCAGTCCATATTAATTCTTTTACAGGATGATGAAATGATGATATATCTAATGTAGATTGTGATTGATTAGCCGAACCTCTTACAAACTGTTGAAACTGTAATTGTTCAATTAAATATTCATGTGATGAAGATTTAAATCTTCTTCTTTCCATATCATCTAAAAATATATATGTTGAACTGATATTTAAATCAAAATTAAAATTACTATTATTCAAAATAGGAACAGATTTATTTCTATATGAATTTACTGTATTACTTGATTTATTATTTGAACAATATACATTATTTATGTCATTTATTCCAGCAGAAAATGTATCATATGTTATAATACCATCACCACCATCTGTTGTATCAGTTGTTTGTGTCCAATGTGCATCACCAGAAGATGCAAATTGTATAAATATTTCTACATCCACTCCATTTGATAAAGCTATTAATGGTATAGATAATCCAGGAGATCTACAAAACCAAAAATTTAATGGTAATATACAATCTCCGATAATATCTCCTTTGTCATCCTTTTTCTCTACAAGACTTGCTGAAAGACTAGAAGAAACCAAAGAAGCTGATGATTTACTCGCAGAGTTATGTCCGAACATTGTGTTACTCCCGTTAAGTTCATCGACTTTTTTAGCATTAATAGGTCTATTATTAACGGTATTAGTTAACGGATATTCACCACTTAAACTATTATTCTTATATTTGTGATCATTAAGATAATTGGGAGTACAAAATGTTCCACCTGATTTAGATGTCCTTTGAAACTGTGTCGCAGGATACGATAATCCTGATCCCATCAAAAGTGTCGGTTTAGCCAGATTATTATCAATATAATTATAACTTCCATTACATTTCATAGCAGCTAAAACAGCTTGATCAGCTATTTGACCTATATGATATAATGATGAATCTTCTATTCTAGCTACATTTGTTACAGTATTATTAGGATTTTCTTGATTTAATTCATACCACGTTTCGAGATAGTGGCCGTAAGTCCTATCTATTTCACGTGAACCAATTGAAAATATAATATTATCTAATACCGCAGTTGAAATATTCGCTACACCACCGCCACAATAAACTCTATTTCCTTTTAAAATAAGTTCTGTTTTATATAATAAATCACCCGTTCTGATCGGGACTCTTATAGCATATCTATTGCCAGAAGCTGGCTTATTAACTGCACCAATTATTATATCTTCCATTGAAAAATTTGTATGTTTTCTGTATACTGTTTTAAAAAAAGTAATACTTGGATTACCTGTAAGATAAACATCTAAATCACCACGACTAACAAGTTCAATCTTTGACATATATAATATATATATAATAATATTTTTATCATTAATTAACTTATATTAAATTATCATATTCATCAATATTAATTAAAACTTGATCATTTTTAGATTTAAGTATCGGTGGTATATCATATTTATTTAATTTACCATATTTTAATAAATATAATGAACATATTAATGGTGATATTGTTAAACCATTAACGCAATAAACAAATATATTATTTAACTCTATATTATTATGAATATTTTCAACAATTTTGTCAATATATTTTTTCATTGAATAAATATTATATGATGATAATGGAACATTAATATATGAAATATTACTTTTTTCTACTTTAAAATTACAATCAGTTAAATTTATAATTATATTAATATCATTATCAGAAAAAAAAGTTGGATTTTTAAGTGAATCAATATCTCCAAACCATAATCCCGATATGATTTCAGTTGGCATATTAAGTTATTATAAAAAAATTTATTAAATACAATTTATTAAATATACGTGAAATTTCTATTCTAACATTTTGCGAATCATCACTAGTGTATCAGCTATATTTTTTCCTGAATAGTCGTAGTATAAAGTATTTTTTTTGTCGGAACGCGTAAACAAATCAAAGTTATATTCGCGTCGCCACTCATCAGGAACATTCCAGAAAGTAATAACTCCTTTTTTCCACGATATTGATTCTTTATGAGAACCTAGTTCTACGTTGCAGTTAGGGGTTCTGCGAGTAGATCCTTTTCTATTGTGAATTTTAATATAATTATAACTGGTTGATGACGGTGGTTGAAAAAGAGTAACTGTAAATTTAGATTTGAATATAGGGATAATGTTCTCTTTCATAAAAGAAACAGCTTTGTTCTTTTCAGTCGGAAAATAGTCCGGTAAACCGATACATATAGCTCTTACTTCAAAGGTAAGCATATTCTCAGTAACGGGCATGAGGTGCGAGTTGTTCGTGAAAGTTGATAGACTTATATTTGCTTGAAGGCAATCAGTCAATGTTTGTGTTCTGTAAAAAAAACAAATTTAAATCAAATTTATTCTTTAAGGTGAAAATATATTATACTGATGACATATTATAAAAAAATATTATTTTTTTTTGTTTTTTTTGCTTAAATGAATTTCTATTAATTCTTCCATTTAATGAGTTTAGAAGTGCCCGACCATACACCCATGTATTCAGTAGTCATGGTCGGTCTGAGGTGTGTGATGTCTCCTAGTCCAGGATGATGCATAGTGTGACGGGAACAGTATATTGAACCCTGAGTCGGCACAAGGGAGCACTGTTTGCCGAAGCCACGATTCCACACACGACACTGACAATGCGTCGGTGAATGTTGCTCCAAATTCATTTTCGTGATTTTTCGGGAGGTAAGAAGGCAATCGTTGGTTGTAGTGTTGCGGACGTTTGAGGGTACAAACATCCCTTGGTGGATGACGCCGTCCTCCGTCCGGATGGACTTACCGGAGGTGGAAACAGATACCACTCTTGCGAAGACTGTCCGCTTAGCTGTTCCGCGACCCATCGTGTAAGAGATGACCTGACCCTTTTCATATGAAGGAGTCGGTGTTTTATGGGTTCTTGGTGAGGTCGGTGGCGAAGTAGGTGATGATGTTGTTGGGGATGTTGGTGGTGAATCACAGAAGTTCTGGTATTTCTTGGAAGAATTCCAGAACTCACGTGCGCGTTGCTCTCGTGCGCGCTCAATGAAGATACGCATATTATCGGTCACGGGCATGAGGTGCGAGTTGTTCGTGAAAGTAGGTAGACTTATATTTGCTTGAAGGCAATCAGTCAATGTTTGTGTTCTGAAAAAAAAGCATCTTTAAATCAAATTTATTCTTCATGACATTAGATACTGATGCATAATAATATAAAAATATTAAAATATATTATATTTTATATGTTATCTTTAGATTCAGATGAAACTTTAAATGGACCATTAAATAAATTAATACAAGATCAACTTGATGGTAAAGATTGTTCAATATTAAAAAAAGATATAGATGATATAAATAGAGTTATTGATAGTAAATCAAAAAAGAAAGATAAAACTTTATCAAAAACTAAATCTAAATCAGATGACTGTGATATAATAAAATTAGAAAAAAGTATTAAAGATAATAATGAAGCAGTAAAATCTTTAAAGAAAAAAAGAAATGAATGTATATCCGAAAAAGCAAAATATAAAAATAATATGTCTTTAAGAGATTTACAAAATTTAATATTGAAAGAAAATAAACCTAATGTAAGAGAATTTTTAAATTTATTCGTAACAACACAAGAAAGAAGTTCAGGAGTAAAAATGACCCGTAATCATGTTTTTGAAGCATTATGGATATTATCTTATTTAAATAGAGTAGATGACTTATCTGATAAAAGAAATAGACAATTTTATAAAAGTTTGGAAAAACAAGAAACACAAACAAATGATGAAGTATTAAATGGTAATGTTAATTCAAGTAGTGGTGGTGGTATAGCTGATATATATTTTGAAATGGATAAAGGTTTTTCTGACAAACAAATTGATAAGACTAATTGTAATAATAAAGATGTATCTATACCACATTGTGAAAATGAACCTATAGAAGTATATAGTAGATATTTATTTTCATCAAAATTATACTCAAAAGAAAAAGGTGCACCAAAATATGATATACAAGATATTATGGTTGAGGCTAATAATAAATTTGGAAAAACTGGATATAACATTATATTATTAGTAAATGATAAAGATATATTACAAAAAAGATTGGATCGTACTGATAAAATAATAGGCAAAAGTGTTCATAAGATACTTGATATGAATGATTTAGACATTTATTATAAAAAATTATTATATTATTTACAAAATAAATCACCACAAGAAATTGAAAAGATTACAGAATCTTTACAACCACGGTTACATCAACAATATTTTATTGATTATACAAAAGAATGTATCGAAAAGAAAAGTAAAAAATTTGTATGGGGTGCTGTTCCACGTTCAGGTAAATCTTTTATGATAGGTGGATTAATATCTGATATAAAATCTAAATATGTATTTTTAATATTAGGAGCAATAACAGAAACAAAAGATCAATTTATAAAAATGTTCAAAGATTATGATACAAGTTTTGGAGAATATTCCATTCACGATTTACAAAATAAAAAAATATATAATGAAGGTAAATCTAAACATATATTTATATGTAGTCAAGAAAAAATAAGAATGGATAACAAAAAAGATAAGTTAGAACCTCATATATTAAAAATATTAAAAGAAGAAAAAGATAAATTAATATTTTTTGATGAGATACATCAAGGTTCTGGTGAACAATCAATGCAAGGTGATATGTTACAAAATTTAGTATTTGATAATGATTATAAAGCATTTATTATGGTTACAGCAACATTCGCTAAACCATATTTAAAATATATGAATAAAGGTGATGAAGATACTAAGTTATTACAATGGAGATATGATGATATTCAATTAATGAAAGATATTAATAAATCTATAACAGATGAAGAATCTGGTGAAAAAAAATATGAAACTTATAATGAATTTTTAGAAAAATTAAAAGGTGAACAAGATGGTGATTTTAAATCACATATATTTCAAAAAGTAATTAATGATCAATTAAAACAGGGTAAAACTTATGGTAATATTGCTTCAGAATATAAAATATATCCTGAATTAGTTGTTTCTACACCTATTATATCTGATATTCCTGAACAATATAATAGTTTAATTATTGATAAAGATATAAATATAAATGGAATATTTAAACCATTAACGAAAAAAACAATATCAGAAACAAATACTTGTGATAAATTTATACAATATTTGTTTGAAGAAATATATACTAAATTATTATTAAGAAGATTAAAATATGATGTTAGAAATCCACATTCAGAAATATGGTTTTTACCAACAATGTTAAGAGATAAAGATAAAGATAAAGAAATAGATATGTCACCATTTAGAAATCTAACTCAAAATTTAGTTATAAGATTAATGACCAATAGATTTTTTAGAGATAATTATTGTTTTATTATATTACATTCAGTAGGTTTTGGTAATGATAAAATAGATTTTATAAATATGCCTATTAGTGAAGGAGGACAAACAATTACTTGGAGTAAAGCAGACGTTAATAAAACTTCTAGATATGGATGCATTTCAACAAATCCTACTTCATCTGATTGTAAAAAGGGAGTAAAAAATTGTGTATTAGAACAAGAAGCATGTGCAAAAACACACGGTAAAAGTGTAATTATCCTTACAGGCAAAATGTTACGTTTAGGTGTAAGTCTCCCTTGTGTAGATATTGCATTACATATGGATCCTATTAAATCAGTAGATACAATATATCAAAGCATGTTTAGAGTATTAACAGAAAGAAAAGGCAAAACACAAGGCATTTTTATTGACCTATTAACCACAAGACAAATATCTTTTATGTATGATTATACAAATTATAGTAATGATAAACAACTATTGGGCACTGAAAAAAAAATGAAAAAATTATTAGAAAATTTATTATTATTTAATTTTGATGGTATATCAAACACACAAGGGAGTGAATACCAACAATTATATGATAAATTAATGGAACAATTTTCATTAAATAATCCAGAATTATTTAAAATTAATTCACAGAAAATCGACCTATCAAAAGTTAGTGAATTATTACAAGATGATAGACTATCTGATTTAATATTACCTTTTAGTGAATTGTTGAATAAATTAGATATTAATTATAGTGTAGTTAAAGGAAATAAAGAAAAGAAAATATTGGTTAAAAGAAAAGGTAATGAACTAAAAGATGAATATGAAATAGAAAAATTAGAAAAACCAGAATTAAAAAAAATACCAAAAGAATTAAAAGATAAATATGAAGAAGTTAGTAATTTTTTAAATGATTGTATTATGTTATTTGCAATTTTTAAAGATAATTATAATATAACATTTACAAGAGGAAATAAAAAACAGTCTGAAGATTTAAAAAAAGAAATTTTAGATTTTTTTAGTCAAGATATAGAAGACATAGTTGAATTATGTGATGGAAATGATGTTGATGATGATAAGATTATTAATTGTCATTTATATAATATACTGAGATCACCAAAAATAGATCTAAAAGAATTAACTAAAAGGTTTAGTGAACTTAAATCTGCATTAAAAGGTATATTTAATATTATTCTTGAAAAAGACGATTTTTTTAATATCTATGTTAATTGTATAGAAGAAATGAAAAAAGTTAAAAACGATGCTCAACAATTAAAGAATAAAGAACCATGTGCAGAAGATTTTATTAAAGATGAAAAAGTATTAGAAATAATTAGAAAAAGATTATCTGTTAGAGAAGAAGAAAAGAATTTATATGGTGAAGTATTTACACCTGTTGAGTTAATATGTGAAATGTTTGATCATTTACCAAAAGATGTATGGACTAATCCTAATCTAAAATGGTTAGATCCTGCTAATGGTATAGGTAATTTTCCTGTGGTGGCTTATTATAAATTATTTGATTCTTTAAAATCAAAAATACCTGATAATGCTAAAAGGTCAAAACATATAATTGAAAATATGCTTTATATGGTTGAATTAAATCCTGTAAATGTGCGTGTTTGTAAGAAAATTTTCAATATGATTGATGATAAAGCAACACCTAATATAGTGAAACACGATTTCTTAACATTCAAAGGATTCAAAGGTATTGATAAGTTTGATGTGATTATGGGGAATCCACCGTTTGGTAAAAAAAAACTTGAAAATAATTCTACCACTCCAAAATTGTGGCCTTTATTTGTTGAAAAGTCATTAGAACTGTTAAAAGATAATATGTTTTTAGGTTTTATACACCCACAAAATTGGAGATCACCTGATCACAAATTTAATAAATTAAAAAATTATAATATGATATACCTTCATATATATGGTCCAGAAGAGACTACCAAATTATTTAATGTATCATCTAAAGTTGATTTATATGTTTTAAATAAATCTAAAAATTCTAAAAATACTGAAATAATAGATGAGAAAAAAAATAAAATAAGTATTAAAATAGGAGACTTAAAATTTATTCCTAATTATAATATAAAAGAAATAATAAGTATTATAAATAAAAGTGATAAACAATTAGATATAATAATGGACGGTGTATACGGGTCAACAAAAACTAAAGAAATAGAAACTCCCAAATTTAAATATAAAGTTATTAAATCTATAATAAAAGGTGGTAAACTACAATTTAGGTATTCTGATTCTAATAAGCATGGACACTTTGATATTCCAAAAGTCATTGTTAATTGTGGAAGATACCCATATCCTTATAATGATTATAAAGGTGAATATGGTATGACGCAAAACTTATTTGGTATTCCTATTAAATCAAAGAAAGAAGGTGATTTAATAGTAGAAGCTATTAATTCAGATAAATTCCAAGAAATAATAAAAGCAACTAAATGGACCGGTTATGGTATAGACTCTAAATTATTTAAATATTTCAAACCTGATTTTTATAAACAATTCTTATCTAAAAAACAAACAAAAGAACCAGATAATCAACCACGAAAAAATCCTTCTCCAGCTGTTACACCACCTGTGGAACCGCCCAAAAAACAAGTTAAATCAGTTTGTTCAAAAGCACACCCGCAAGGACCACCTTGTGAAACTGGATCCTCACCCAAACCACCTAAAAATTGCTGTTATAAAAATAAATCGTCCAAAAAAGGTGCTAAGGTTAAAACCTTTAAAAAGAAAAAATACATTAATAAAAAAATTAAAAGAACTAAAAGAAAACGTCGTTAGGATAGATATTTTTGATATGGATTAAATCTTAACTTATCAGGATACTCTGATATTTCTTCCTTAACATAATCATACATTAAATAATATAAACAAATTGTATATATTCCAAATCCATTTTGTTCATATCGTCTATTTTGAATATTTATATATAATTCTTTTAATAATCTATTAATATATTTATTACTTACTTTATTAATATCTGCACGACAATATGGACAATTTAATATATTAATAGTATCTATATCAGCATACCGGATAATACTTCTCAAACAACTTTTACAGAATTTATGACCACATTCTAATGGTATTCCTGGTTTATCTTCATAACATACTGGACAAGTCATAACCATATTTTCTTTTAATAATAATATAATTATAATATTCAAATTTATTTAAATATATTAATATTATAACTAAATATGAAAACAATTTATTATTATCAAACTTTTTGTGGATTAGAAAAATTAAATGATCATACGCAAGATATTGATACGATAATTTGTGCATCGGTCCATTTCTCATCTTATAAAAATGATCCATATATTCATTTGAATAACTATGACCCGGAATCACCCAAGTTTGATAATGTTTGGATTGAATTACAAAAATTATATGAACAAGGGGTAGAAATATTATTAATGGTCGGGGGAGCTGGTGGTGGTTTTAAAGCATTATTAAGTGATATGGATATTTATTATCCATTATTATTTAAATTATTAAGAAGACATAACTTTATTACTGGTATAGATTTAGATATAGAAGAAGGTGTTGATGTAAATGATGTAAAAAAACTTATGAATTTACTTATAGCGGATTTTGGGGAAGATTTCACAATAACTATGGCACCTGTTGCGGATGCTCTAATTAATGATGGTGCCGGTTTTGGTGGATTTTCTTATAAAGAATTATATAATTCAAAAGAAGGAAAATATATAAAATGGTTTAATACTCAATGTTATGATTCATACACATTGGAAACATATGATAATATTATAAAAAATGGATATCCTCCTGAAAAAGTAGTATTTGGGATGCTTGGAGGTGATTATGATAATTTTACAACATATTTAACTGAAATAGACAAAGTTAAACAAAAATATAAAAATATGTT